GTGAGTCGGGTAGTTTTCTCGACGCTTTCTATGAAGGTCGTGTCTACTACGGTTATAGTCGCCTTTATGTTTTAGTTCATGACCAATTCGGTTTTCTAGCTGCGGTAGGATTTTTTTTAGTTTCGGTATCGATTGCGCTAGCGCTTATTCTTCTAGTTGCCCCGAATCAGCACTTGCGGTGGAAGTACTTTTTTAAAGTTCCGGTTGGAAAGTTTCGCAGTCTTTTTGATGCTTATGTACGAGCCGTAACACGTAGCAGCGAATTCCTATTGGCGACATTCTTGGTTGTGTCCATATCTGTTGCAGTGCTCTTTGTGCGTGGATATTATCCTCCCTACTGGCTGGCGATTATATCATTACAAGCGGTTTATGCTGTTCCAAGCACCGAGGCTGTTCGAAAAACTTATCGATACCGGCTTAGCCCCTTCAAATCCTATCTTTATCTAGTCGTGCCATATGTTTTAGCTGAGGCGGCTATAGCTGCTCCCGTGTTAGCTATTAGTGCGATAAAAGGTCTGAATTTTGATGAAGTATGGAAAACGGCATTTATTTGTTTGATCACTCTTATTGCGGCTATTACAATCAGTATCTTCTTCCCTGCGGAGAAGCATAACCCGTTTTCAGTTATTGTCGGCATGATTACAGCCCTAGCGCTAGTGTTGTTAATTGCTTTCACCATTTTAATTTGGCAAATACCAGAAAAGTTAACCATTCCATTGTGGGTTGTTATTGGTGTGATGTGCTCGTTGTACTCGGTAATGGGCATTAGTTCAACGCAAAAGAAAGAGTATTATGCATACATTTAAATTGATTCTAAAATCATTGACTACAGCGTTCATTGCTACAGCCGTCTTGACGGTGGTCACTGTAATCAGGCTTATGTTTACGGAAGGCAAGGAAATAGGTCGTCACGTGGGACTTTTTGGGAGCGTATTTTTTGAAGCTCGTGAAACAGACACGGGATCTATTGTGGTGGGGCTTGGTTTGCAAAACCCCTGGGTATTGACTCTAATATTCCTAGCGATATTTTTATTTTCTGTCCTGGTGTTTGTCATTTTATCTGGATTGCAATCAAGAAAGAAAATGTTGGAGCAACGCGTCTCGAATACAAAAGAATGAAATCCCAGAAGTTATGGTGCAGTATTCTAACTGTACTCTATGGCTTTTTGAAATCATGCGCGTTTCTTCTAGTAGGAGGCGTGGCGATTGCGGGAACGATACTTGCTGTATCTGTCTATTATGAAAGCCCTATGATCTGGGACTTGGGTGTATCGTTTGTGAAACATTTTTATTTTGGTCTTGTAGCGGGATTTCTTATACATGAGATTGCCCATGCGCTCCTTTTGTCTATAACGATGCGCGAACTTAAAGATATTCGAACCGAATCGAGTTTTGCTCGGTTTTCAATAATAGCGTCCGGTAGGAGCACTGGTCGTGGTATATTCGTAACCGCGATGGGTGGACCTGTGGCAGCAGCTGCATTCGGATTTTTTATGAACGTTGTATCCTCAAACTTTGACTTATTTGCCTGGTATTTTCTTCATCTCTTTTTTCTGCTACCTTTGTTTGGCGATGGGAGGGCAATAATTTTTGGGATCAGGCATTGGCGTTCTGTTGTTGATATTGGTGAGTGATCTGAGCATTTTCGCTTGATGCTACCTTTATTGGTTATCGTTATTAGTTCTGATGTAAATTTACGGTTTGAAAATGGGTTCTATAACTAGATTTATGCCTAGTTTCTTTTCGTCAATAGATTGACGTTTATCACGCGTCCGGTTCTGAAAATGAACCGGATTTGGTTTGCGCCGATGATGGCGTGGTCGATCAGGGCGTTCCATTGACAGGCCTGGAAGTGCTCGATGGGTTTGCCGGCTAGCTGGGAGTAGGAGGTTTTGATCGCGGTAGCCTTGGCTTTTTTAGCTGCTATCTGAGCGTCAACCGCGTGTTTTTCTGCGAGTATCTTCTGGTATTTCGCCTCTAGTTGGGTGTATTTGGCGAGGTATTGTTCTTGGTCTTGCGCTAGGCGTTGATTCTCAGCGATCAACTCCTCGATCTGGTTGGCAAGAGCGCGGATCTTGCCATCTAGGTGGCTGGATTCTGCCTCGAGCTGGTCAGTGTTGAACATTTCGGTGATGGCTTGTGGTAGGTGATCTTTCCCGCGATAGTTTTTAGCGAGCTGGCCTAGTGCTGAAAGGAACGCGGTCTGGATTTGCTGATCACGCAAGGTAGCGGTCTGGCAGGGACGGGGATGGTCGTATTTGTGGTTGCATCGCCAGATTGTGTGTTTGTATTTAGTGTTGGATGCCCAGGTTTTGCGTCCGTACCAGGCGCCGCAATCTGCGCATTTTAGGCGGCTGGCGAACAGTCCGATTTTGGCGGTGTTGGTTGCGTGGCGGGTGGCGAGTTCGTATTGAACCTGGTCCCAGACTTTCGGGTCGATGATGGGTTCGTGGTTGCTGGTCACGTAGTACTGGGGGAGTTGTCCTTGGTTTTCTTCGATGCGTTTGGTTAAAAAGTCAGCGGTGAACGTTTTTTGTAGTAGCGCATCTCCTTTGTATTTTTCGTTCGACAGGATGGAGCGCACGGTTGAGGTAGACCATTTGGTTTTACCGCGAGGAGTCAAAATGCCACGGTGCTGTAGTTCTTTGCGGATTTCGGTGATCGACAAGCCAGACAAGAATAACCGGTATATAAGGCGCACGGTTGGTGCCTGGGTTTCGTCGATGACCAGGTTGCCGTCCGCGCCTTTCTTGTATCCGAGCAGTGAGGAGTATGGCACCATGACTTTTCCGTTTTGAAAGCGTTTGCGGTGTCCCCAGGTGACGTTCTCACTGATGGAGCGGGATTCTTCTTGGGCGAGGCTGGACATGATGGTGATGAGTAGTTCGCCTTTAGAGTCAAGAGTCCAGATGTTTTCTTTCTCGAAATATACCTCCACCCCGGCGTCTTTTAGCTGGCGGACGGTGGTGAGGGAATCGACGGTGTTACGAGCAAACCGTGATACGGACTTGGTGAGGATGAGGTCGATCTTGCCGTTCAAGGCGTCAGTGATCATGTTTTGGAAGCCTTGGCGGTGTTTGGTGGAGGTGGCGGAAATGCCTTCATCAGTGTAGATGCCAGCAAATTCCCAATCGGAGCGGGATTGAATATGGGTGGTGTAATAGTTGATTTGGGTCTGGTAGCTGGTGGCTTGTTCTTCCAGATCTGTAGAGACTCGAGCGTAAGCCGCGACCTTCCGTTTGAACAGTGGGTTACAGGCGGTAACGTTGTGGCCTGGTTTTTTGGTAGCGGGTATAGCGGTAACGCTGCGCGCTAGGGTGTTCATGTAAGTCTTCCTTGCTTATCTAGAGCAATCTTTATGCTCCTAGCACCGCGAAGATGGATCATAAGGTGGTCAGGGAATGCTTCGATAATGACGATGTGGTTTTCAACAGCGTGCTCGTCAAATTCTTCTAGGTTGAGGGTCGTGGCACATATGGACTGGAGCATGGTTTCGCGTAGATTATGCCCACCACACGGGTTTCCCTGCCCCTTACAGGCGCTCCAGCAGCGCCAATAGTGGTAATAGTTTCCTGAAGCATATCGGCGGGTTTTCCGTTGATAGTTACGCCTGCATGTCCCGCAGCGAATACGGCCTGTAAACACTCCGGTGTTAAGCGATGGTGTCGCGGCAGGTCCGATCTGGCGGCGGCGAGCAATTTCTTGTTGTACCTTGTCGAAAAGGGCTGGTTCGATGATTACTGGTAGTGCCTGTTCAACCCAATATTTTGTCAGAACCCCATCGTTGGGAGTGCGGGAGGTGGATCTGATGGTCTTGTTGAAGGTCTTCTGTAATAACTGGCATCCCTTATAACGCTCATTTTCAAGCATCCGACGAAGCACTGACCCGTGAAACACCCCACCGCCACGAGAGCGCAAACCCTCACTGTTTAGCTGTTCAGCCGTCTTTTCAGGACTAATCCCTTCTAAATAATTGGAAAATAATCGCTGCACGATCTGGGCTTCATCATGATTGATAACGAACTTACCTTGTGTCCAAACATATCCATAGATAAAGAACGAATTAGTGCCACCATCCTTATAGCGATTACGGATAGCCCATTTCACGTTCGCTGATAGTGAGGCTGATTCTTCTTGAGCAAACGAGGCCAGCAACGTCAAGAGCAGCTCACCATCATTGGTGGAGGTATCGATGTTTTCGCGTTCGAAACGAATAGAAACATTGAGGTTTTTGAGTTCTCGCACTATCTGCAACAGGTCAACAGTGTTACGGGCAAGCCTGGAAATCGATTTACACAACACAATATCGACAACCCCACTCCTGGCTGTGTCCATCAGGTCGGCCAGGCCTTGCCGGGATTTCGTTGACGTGCCAGTAATACCCTCATCGGTGAACACGCCCGCATAGGCCCATCCGGGCGTGGACTGGATCAGGCGCGAGTAATAAGAAACTTGCGCCGATATTGAGGAGAGTTGGCGGCAGGTACTGGTAGAAACCCGCGCGTATGCCGCGACTTTCACTAGTTTTGGTCTGGAAACAGGTAGCCGTGTTATCTGCTTGATTTTTGCCACTATTCCTCCTAGTCTCACCTGATTAGCCTCATGTCTATACACGCTCTAAACGCCTGATTTATCCAGTTAGAAACCCAAGGGTGCGTGGCTGATAAACCGGGCAGTAAACAGCAGATAGATCCGCGTATAGGTCGGCGTGTCGCTGGTAGTAATCATTCCGCTAGCTTCAAGGGCTGCCAGTATCTCGATCTCACGAATAAAGCCGAGTTCGCGAGCAAATATCGCGTTGTCTGATAGCTGATCAACCAAGGGTGAGGTTGGGCTCATTTGCGTCCACCTTTAGTGCCGAAACGAGCCCGGATATAACAAGCGTGCGTGCAGTATTGTTGGCCGGGCTTATCGAGTGCGTTGAAGGTTTGCCCGCATCCTTGACAGGTTTTTATTCGGTGCAGACCTGATCGCCAGGATTCGTGCCTGCACGTGCCGCTACAAAACCTGGCACGCGGATCAATACTTGTTAATGCGCGCCCGCACCATGAGCAAACCCGCTCCATGATTGGTGCTGCGGCTTCGAGGCCGTGTTTGACGCAATAGGTGCGCACTTGGTCGCGTGATAGCCCGCAATACTCGGAAATCTTCTTATAACCCCACCCGCAGGCTCGAAGATTAGCGATGCGTTGTTGGTCTAGTTGGTTCAAAGAAACTCACCATCCTTTCAACCAACTGCCGACCGTCAGATGTTTGTTAAATCCGAAATCACCCTAAAAACGACAAAAGCCCCGCTATCACCTCAAATGTGAGGCGGTAGCGGGGCTAGTTAGATGAGGATGAATAGGTGGGTGAATTGTTAGCAGCCGAGCTTTTGGTTCACTCTAGCTTGTACCTGGTTGTAAAGATTTCCCAGGCGTGCCCGGCGGGTAGCGCCGTTGCCGTAGTCTCCTCGAATCACGGCGTCTGCCAAGGCATCGATATTTGGTGCGGCCGGTGTAGATTTTGCTCCTAGTTTTTCGTTGACTCTGCGTTGCACGGCGTCGTAGAGTCCGCCTAGGCGTGCGCGTCGCTGGTCTCCGTTGCCGTATTCGCCGCGGATAACTGCGTTGGCTAGTGCTTCAATATCTGGTTTACCGGCTAATGGCGGGTTGGGTTTGTTTCCGCTGATTTGGTCGTACCAGTAGCTGGCTTTGGCCATGTAGGTTGCGTGTTGGGATCCGGCTATGGATGCGGGGCATTCGGTTGCGGAAAAGTCGCGGTGCCCGAATATGTTTTTGCCCCAGGTGGGTCGGCCTAGCTTGTAGTAGTGACACAGGGCGGCGAGAAGGTGTGCCCCGTTTTCTAGGCAGGCATCGGAGATGCGGTAGGGGTGGGTGGATGCGTCTGCGTGTTCGATTCCAATGGAGGTGGTGTTGGCTACCCAATTTCCCGCGTGCCAGGCAGTGTCCCGGTCCCAGACGAGTTGGCCGATGCGGCCGCTGGTTTCTACTTGGTAGTGTGCGGAGGCGGGTCGGGTTTGCCATACGTTCCAGCATCCTTGTATGGAAAGGTTTCCATCGTTGTGGTGCAGGATTATTTTGTTGATGGATCGGCCTTGTCTGCCTTTGGTGAAGTGTTTGTTCATCAAAAGGTTCAGGTCAGCTTCTAGAGTGTTCCAGTTCTTCATTTTGGGTTCTCCGTTTCTTTGTTGGTTGGTTTAGCCGGTGGCGAGGATAAAAAGTGCGATCAGGTAGATAAGCGGGGTCAGTATCCATGAAAGGAATATGGCGAAAAGGAGCCAGATCCCGGCGGTAAGTAGCGTTAAGACTGCTAGGAGTGCCAAGAATTTAAGGAATGTTTTCGAGCAGGTTTTCATGGCTTTTCTTTTTCGTCGGGGAGGGCGTGTTGGGGCAGATATTTGCCCGGGCTGGTCTGGCCTGCCTGGGGGATGGGCGGGGAGTATTTATCTGGAGTGCTCGCCTGAGCGGGTGGTGTTGAGCTGGTTTTTAAGGCGGGCTGGTTTTGACCGGTTTGCTTGATTGTGTCTAATGCTTGTTTTAGTCCGCCCGGGATCGGCAGACCTAACAGTGCAGCGTTTTCGAGGATGGAGATGCCTTCGTTGGATAGGTAGAAGAAGATGGTGGCGGTGCGTAGCACTCCGGGGGTGCCAAGAACATGTACGTCTAATAAGTGGGCTAGTCCGATGAGGGCGAAGATTAGGATTTTGCGGGCGATACCGCGAAACCCTACCGAGCTGGATAGTTTGTGGGCGTTGATTGCGGCTAGTATTCCGGTGGCGTAGTCGATGATGGTGAAGGCTACGATCGCGTAGAGCAGAGAGTCGGTTCCACCGAGAAAGGCTCCTAGCCAAGCACCTATAGCGGTGATGGCGCCTTGGAATAGCGTCCAAATGGTTTTGATAGACAAAATTCTTGCTGTCCTTTCAAAATAGTTAACGGGTTAGCACAAGCGTGCGTGCTTGTGGATATAGGAAATGCCTGCACAAGGCAGGCATTGAAACTTCAAACAAGGCGGTGCTATTCGGTTTGTATATATGGGCGCTTTAGGGCTTGCAGCGTGAGGCGGGTGATATCCATAGTGTTTTTTCTGGGTAATACCACTATGTGATTGTCTGTGTTTTTTGTTTTTCCTGGCGGGGCTGGTTTCGGGTCAGAGGGGATCGGGATTATCGCTTGCTCAATCATGAGGTTTCTCCTTTGCTTATGGCTTGTTCTACTGCTTCGCTTAACGCGCAGAATGCTTCTGCTTGTTGCCCGGCTAGCTCGCCTTGGTAGGTTTCTATTAGGCTTTTTACTTCTTGGAGATGGTTTTGGTAGGTCGGCCCAGATACTTCGGCTAGGGAATCGAATAGGCTTTGACGGGCGGGG